CATGGAATAGAATCTGTAAGAAATGTTTTACCTGATTGTTGGTTTGATAGAGAAAAATGTAAAGTAGGATTAGACGCATTAAGACAATATCGAAAACAATGGGATGATAAGAACCAAGTGTTTAAAAATAAACCCTTACATGACTGGTGTTCACACGCATCTGACGCATTTAGATATGGTTGCGTTGCAGAACCAATAGACACATCGGAATGGGATAAACCAATTAAAATAGATACGAAATACGTAGTATGAAAAAATCACAACAAGAAATATTATCAATACTAGCAAGAGAAATACATAGTTCATCAGGTTATATTGGTGGAGAGCTAGTATCGAGAAGAAAGAAATCATTAGAATATTATTTAGGAATGCCTCTTGGCAACGAACAAGAAGGGCGTTCACAAGTTGTTTCTAATGATGTAATGGATACAGTAGAAAGTTTAATGCCATCTCTTATGAAGATATTTACTTCAGGGGATAATGTATTTGCTTGCGAAGGTACTGGACCTGAAGATGAAGAAATGGCTAGACAATGTTCTGACTATATTAATTACATCTTCTTAAAAGAAAATAATGGATTTACATCTTTATATACAGCATTTAAAGATGCACTTATCCAAAAGAATGGAATTTTAAAAATTTATTGGGATGATTCCCAAAAGACTGAAAGAGAAGAATATACAAGATTAACAGATGATGAGTTTGATGATCTAGTTTCAGATCCACAAGTAAAAGTTTCAAATCATTCCAAATATAAAGAATCAATCACAGATGATCGTGGTAAAGAAATAGATAAAATAGAATTACATGATGTAGTTATTCATAGAACAAAACTTTATGGACAAGTTCGAATAGAACCAGTTCCTCCTGAAGAATTCTTAATTGAAAGAAGATGTAAAGATATTAATTCAGCTAACTTTGTTTGTCATAGAACAAATAAAACTAAAACTGAATTAGTAGAAATGGGTTATGATCGAGACCTAGTCGAAGGTTTACCAACTGGAGATACAGATTATTTTACTGAAGATAAATTCACAAGACATCAAAATATAGATTTTTCACATGGTTTATCCGATGGAGACAAATCTACAAATGATGTCTTGGTCCATGAATGTTATATTAAAATGGATATTGATGATGATGGCAAATCAGAGTTATGTAAAATAACAGTAGCAGGTGATGCTAAAAAATTATTAGATATAGAAGAAGTAGATTCAATACCTTTTATATCTATGACACCTGTTATCATGCCTCACAGATTTCATGGAAGATCTATTGCAGAATTAGTAGAAGATATACAATTAATTAAATCTACTGTTATGAGACAAATGTTAGATAATATGTATCTAACAAATAATAACAGAGTAGCTATCCAAGATGGACAAGTTGCTATGGATGATCTTCTTACAAATAGACCTGGTGGAATTGTAAGAACTAAACAACCACCTCAAAATGTAATGATGCCTATTCCAGCTCAACCAATTACTGAGCAGGCAAGTGGTATGTTAGCATATCTAGACGCAGTTAAAGAAACTAGAACTGGAGTTAGTAAAACTTCACAAGGATTAAATCCAGATTCTTTAAATAATAATACTGCAACTGGTATGAACCAAGTTTTAACTCAATCTCAAATGAGAATGGAGTTGATTGCTAGAATCTTTGCAGAAACAGGAGTTAAAGATTTAGCTTTAAAAATATTCGAGTTAGTATGTAAGTACCAACAAAAAGAAAAGATCGTAAGAATTAGAGGTAAGTATATACCTATGAGACCTTACGAATGGAAAGACAGAGTTAATGTTACAGTCCATGTTGGATTGGGTTCAGGATCAAAAGAACAACAATTGATTCTTATTAACGCTATTTTAGAAAGACAAATGCAGGCTATAAACCTTCAACAGAATGTTTTTGGTCCAATGGTTAATTTAAGAAATATATATAATTCTTTAAAGAAATTAGTTGAAAATGCAGGTCTAAATAGTATAGAACCTTTCTTTATGGATCCAGAAGTAGGACAGGCTCAAATGCCACAACTTCCACCTAAACCACCTTCTGAATTTGAGAAGGTTACTTTAGCTCAGGTTCAAGGTGAAAACCAAAGAGCACAGCTAAAAGCAGAAACAGAAGTTAAACGTATTGAGGCACAAATGAGACAAAATCTTTTAGACTTTGAATTAAAGATAAAAGAAATTGAACTTAAATATGGATCTAAAATAGACGAACAAGAATTAAAACGTAGATCTATGTTAGAACAAGAAGATTTAAAATCATCTGGTAATCTAATGAAAGAAATAGTAAAAGGACAAGATCAATTCTTTAACACAAAACAACAAATAGATGGACAACAAGGAAAAGCAAGTCAGGGAGGGCAAGCAAGCAGAGCAGCTCCTAAACGATCCCCTGCTTAAAACAGCATTCGAAGATCTTCTGGAAATTTATAAAACAGAAATCTTCAATACAAAATTCACTGAAAGTGAACAGCGTACATACCTTTGGGTAGCCTACAATTTAGTAGACAAAATCAGAGGACATTTACGAAGCGTCATGGAAAGTGGAAAACTAACTCAACAAGAGTTAGATCAATTAAATAAAAGAAGTTAAGCTAACGCAACTTCAATTACGTCAACCAACACGAAAGGAACGTTATGGCAGAAGCCAACAACATACAAGGTGCTGCTGAAAAGATTTCAGGACTACTGAATCCTAAAGAGGAAAAACAGGAAACTGAAGTTAAAGCAGAACCATCGGAAACACCTGAGAAACAGGAAGCTCCAGAAAGTCAACCAGAGTCTGAAGGAACTAAGGAGCAAGTAACTGAAAATACTGGGACAACAGAAGAAACACAAACAGAATTAGAGGAACAAGAACTCCACCGAGTCAAAGTACAAGGTCAAGAGTTAGAAGTTACCCTCGATGAACTGAAAGCAGGTTATTCTAGAGACTCAGATTATAGACAAAAAACTCATACTTTAGGGTTAGAAAAGAGAGATCTTGAAACCCAAAAGAATAGTTTGCGTCAATCTTATGACACTCGTTTATCAGAGTTAAATGATTTAATTGCAACTGCTGACGCTACTGTCAGACAACGCCAAGGAAGTGAAGATCTTCAAAAACTTTATGATGAGGACCCCACAGCTGCAGCCAAACTGGACTACCAGTTAAGACAAGAAACAAGGCAGCTAGAGGATGTCAGACATAAAGCTAGAGAAGCTCAAGCACATCAATACAATGAATTCCTTGCAACACAGCGAGAATTAGCAGCAACAAAAATACCAGAGTTTGCAGATCCAACTAAAACTGATTCATTTAAAATTAATATGCGTAATTCGTTACGAGAATATGGTTTTAGTGATGATGAAATAGGATCACTTGCAGATCATAGATTTCTTATGGTTACAAAGGATGCAATGAGCTATCAAAATTTGAAAGGTAAAAAACCTATCGTTCAAAAGAAAGTAGCTAATGCTCCTAAAGTAGTAAAAGCTGGTGTTGCAAAATCAGGTACGAGTTCTGGTAGAGAAGTTATAAGACAAAAGATTGGCAAGTTACGTAAGTCTGGGCATATTAAAGATGCACAGAATGCTATACTTGACATGATTAATCTTAAATCTCAACAAAGGAAATAAACAATGGCACAACCAACAAATACGTTTGATACGTATGATTCGATAGGTGAAAGAGAAGATCTTTCTGATGTTATTTATAACATCTCACCTACAGATACGCCATTCCTAAGTTCAGCAGGGAAAACAAAATCTACTGCAGTTCTTCACGAATGGCAAACAGACTCTTTAGCAGCAGCAGTTACTAACAATGCTGTTATTGAAGGAGACGAAGCAACTTTAGACGCTGTTACTGCAACAACTAGATTATCTAACTCTTGTCAAATTTTAGACAAAACAGTTGTAATCACAGGTACGCAGGAAGCAGTTGACAAAGCTGGTAGAGCATCTGAGATCGCTTACCAAATCGCTAAAAAAGCAAAAGAGCTTAAAAGAGATATGGAAAGTTCTCTTACTTCTAATAATGCTGAAGTAACAGGTTCAGCATCAGCAGCAAGAGTATTAGGCGGACTTGGATCTTGGGTAGCAACTAACGATGTTTTCGGTTCAGGCGGTGCATCTGGTGGTTTAGGTAATACTGCTAGAACAAATGGCACTCAAAGAGTCTTTACTGAAGCACAGTTAAAATCTGTAATTAAATCTGTATGGGATGCAGGTGGAAATCCAACTATGATTATGGTTGGACCTTTCAATAAGCAAAAATTGTCAGGATTCACAGGCAACAGTACTAGATTTGACGCAGGTGCAGACGCTACACTATACACAGCTGTAGATGTTTACGCTTCTGATTTTGGTCAATTACAAGTAGTACCTAACAGATTCTCTAATGATAGAGATGCGTGGGTATTAGACATGGATTACTGGGGAGTAGCTTTCTTAAGAGACTTCACAATGCATGAATTGTCAAAAACAGGCGACTCTGAGAAAAGACAGCTTTTAGTAGAAGCAACTCTTGAATCTAGAAATGAAGCAGCATCAGGTCATGTTGCTGACATTACTACTTCATAATAATATATAACTGTTTAGGCGAGTAACCTTAAATCTGCTCGCCTAGCAGCATTTCAAACAATTGAAGATCTGAGATAGGTTAGGATCGGAACAATTAAAGGAA